TGAGTCGCACGTGATAGCTGGACCGTACCTCAAGCCTTTGATACATCGGCTCAAGGAGGTGTGGACCGCTGACAATGCGATCTTTTACGGCAGCACCGGGCCGGAGGCGTTACACAAGTGGTTGACCGAAACCCTGACGCCGGGCAGTGCTCAGTACATTTGGTGCGACTTCAGCATGTTTGATGCCACACACTCCGAGGATTCTTGGGAGTTCATGGAGTACTTATATGCTGAGGCTGGAATTGACGATCCAGACTTCTGGCGGGTCATGTCCGCTTGGAGGGCCCCAAAGGCTAATATGGGCCCTTGCAAATACCAGGCAAGAGTTATGAATGCCAGCGGTAGAGATGATACAGCACTCGCCAACGGAGTGCTCAACGGATTCGCCTCTTACCTCTCCGCTTGTGCTGCCTGGTTGGACATTTCATTGATGAGCCTAACACCTGAACTTATTCGGCAGTGTCGTGGTATCATCAAGTTGAGCGTATGTGGCGATGACTCGCTCGGCCGCATTCCGCTCGTTTCTGAGGCAAGAATGGACAAGTTCCGCACCGATATGGCCGCCAACATACGGTTGTTTGGGTTTGAGGCAAAATTGTGCAGCTCGACACAGCTCGGCGACGCTGTCTATTTGGGCTGCCGTCCTTACCCTGTCGGTGAAGGTGCGAACTTGCGTTGGTTTTGGGGCAAGACGATCGGGCGTGCAACGTACAAGATGGGCTGGGTTCCCCTTAAGGAGGGGAGGGATATAATGGCGCACATTACGGGAGTTGCAGACATGCACTCCCTGTGCTCCTCACACGTCCCAGTCCTGTCTGACCTGGCGCAGCGAATCCTGGAACTCAGGAGCGGTGCCAAGCGGACACCACAGTTGCTCGACCCTAACAAGCCATGGGAATGGACCTACAAGAGTGGCGTGCAGTATGATGAGACCACAATTCGTTATGTGGCATAAATCTACTCAGTCCACGAGGATCCACAGTACCCAAAGCGCTGTCCCCGAAACCAGCCCCATGCGTTGGTTACCCCCCAGGACGTCCACGACCTCATCGCTGCTATACGCAGCATCGAGCAATTGCCGTGTGTGTTGGATCATTGGCTGTGGCGACACATGGTGAACGTGGACGACCTGTAGCACTGAGGTGTTTAAACTCAAGCCAGCACAATGCCAGCAAAGCAGAATAAAGCACCGAAACAGAAAAAGCAGCCAAGGCGTAGGCCTCTCACCCGGAAGGCC